CTAATAGGTTCTAACCCCCCCGAATATAAAATAGTTTTCGTCAAAATATTTATATCTTTTAGAAGATTCATTATACATGTTTTTAAGCATCTCTCTAATTAATTTTGGTACAGGTATTATCCCTTTAGAACTTTCTTTTTTTAGATTATATTCAATTTCTCTATTACTTAAATTGATTTTCTTATTTACGTCAATTTCGCCTTTTATTTTATCGTAATCTTTCCACTGCAAAGCTAAAGCTTCGCCTATTCTAAGACCAGAATAAAATAACAGTTTAGTTAGCTGACGAGAAGTATCGTTTGTGATTTGTTCTACTTTTTCATCAAATTCTTCACGAGTGATAAATTTAGCTTGTGGTTTTGTTCTGGGAATAGGAGTTACCGATAATGTGGGGTCGTATAAGAGCTTGTAATGCTTTTTGGCGTAATTGATAACTGCTTTAAAACCTGCCCACACAGATCGTGCATAGCCAACAGAAAGACCTGCATCGTTTAACAAATAATTCCTGAAAGCAGTACATTGCGTAGTAGTGATTTTGCCAATAGGGATATTTCCGAACCTTTCTTTTATGTGAGTATTATATTCTGTAGTTCGCTTTTCTATTGAGCGTGCAGAAAGATTTTCATTTTTTAAACGATTAAAAAATATATATTCAAAGGGTTGATTGTCCGAGTATCCATATTTAACATTTTGTATAAATTCGCTTTCGGCTAGTTTGGCATCTTTCTTACGTTCAAACCCACGCTTCATTTTTCGTTTGTTATTACCGTATACATCTTTATATCTAATGGAAAAATACCATTTACCTGTATTATCATCCTTATATACTGGCATTTTGCTTCTCCCTCCTCAAAATTGGCAAAAAATAATAAGGGTAGGCGTGCTACCCGTGAAAATTGTATAAAAAAAAGAGAGAGCGCAGATGCACCCTCTCATGTCGCAAATATTTCAGCGACTTGTCTAATTTGAAGCTTGCCGCAAATATTTCAGCGGCTTGTTTTGTATATATGTAATATACCATCAAAGAGAGTGTAGTTCAAGCGATTTAACTAAGAAATCTAATTTTTATACTATTTTCAATTTTATCTACTGTTTCTTTTGAATATGATATTTCTCCGGCAGGGTCATACCTATTAATTTTCGATATTCTATCCTTGCTGATTGTAGTGATATTTAAAACGTTAGCATAGGTCTTTTTATACTTGAATCGCTCATATCTTTTGCGAACCTTCGAATATTTTTTGAAGTCGTCATTCAGCGATTTGTTTTCATCAAGTAATTTTTGATCGTATGGGTTTTCTGCTTTTGACACCTTTTCAAGATTGTTCATGATTTTTTAGCTAAATCCTTACCCGTTACGTCCATTTTTTCCAATACTAAAGGTAACAAATCTTCTTCGATATGCACATTGAATTTCCTTCTGGAAGATGTAAGTGGAACTACCGTTAATATTGGATTTTTATTTGAATCGTGATTATTAAGTACCATACAAAAATGGTTTCCAGAAAACTCTCTGCCAACATTAACACCTAACTTTACATAAATTATAGTGCCTTTTTTTATATCTGGTGTAACTTTTGTTTTCTTTTAACAATCTAACTTCATCCAATAAAAACTCTGAATATTCAAGACACCATGAATTCATATATTTAAATTTGTAAATCTCGCTATTTTGAATCTTTTTAAAATTATTAACTGCTGTTTCTAAAGGTGCGTTCTCTTCCATCCCTCATCCTCCTCACGCCACATAGGCGTTATTAATCAAAAATACGATAGTTATAAATAACTTTGCCTATCACTTCGATTTCATCAATAGAATCTAAATCGTAAGAATTAGTTTTAAATTCATCTGAATAGCTTGCTGGGTCTAAATGTAGTTTTGTTTCAGTACGTCTCACACGCTTAACTGTATATTCACCACCTAGACGTAATACAAGGATGTCATTGCTGTTAAGTTTATGATCACAAGACTTTCTATAATCATGGACAATTATATAAGAACCGTTAGCGAGTATTTTATTCATGCTATCTCCGTTTATTTTTAGTGCTATACATTCGCTAGGTTTACGACCGTTAAAAGCAAATGGTGGAACTTTTAATTTTTCATTATCAATTGCAACTTCCTCGAAATTTCCAGCAGAAACTTTACCGAAATATGGAACCTCGATTTCGCTATCAAATTCTGGTAAAACAATTTCTTCAATTTCTCCTAAGAGATAACCTTTAGAAACATTGAACAAACTTGAAATTTTTTCGACCATACCCATTCTAGGTTCAGTTCTTCCACTTTCCCACATTCTTATAGTACCTTCGGAAACATCTAATTTTTTAGCCATCTCAACTTTAGACAATCTATTGTTCAATCTGATTTCTTTTATGGAATTTTTGAAAGCCATTTTGTTTCCCTTCCTTATATATAATGTTTTTACACTTTTATTATACTATGAAAAATCGTAATTGCAACCCTTAAAATACGATTTAACAAAATAAAAATACGTAATTTTTAAAAATAATTACGAAAAATACTTGCAATCGTATTCTAATTACGATATACTTTGATCAGAACTTAACAAGGAGGTAAAAAAATGAACTACATCAAACATAGTTTGAAATTAGATGAATGGCGAAAACGAAAAGGTTACACCCAGTCATCTTTCGCAGAAAAACTTGGCATTTCACCGTCTACTTATAACATTTGGGAAAACAACCCAGAAATGATTAAACCTAGAGATGCTTTTAGAATTGCTAAGACATTAGATATCTCTATTGATGAGATTATTTTTTTAAAAGATGAATCGTATTTTAAATACGTTTTAGTCGAAGAAAAACAAACATCTTAATAGGAGGAATTAAAAATGAACTTAAAAATTCAAGTCGTATTGGATGACACAACAGAACTAAAAAATACTTTGGAGCAAATAGAAAATATCCACTCACAAAGTATTGAAAAATTAAATGTAGAAATCGTAATAAATTCTAATCATCCATGCGATCTAAATAATCTTTGATGTATTTAAGACTATTTACAATAACTTCTCCATTAATTATGGAGCTTGAACTAATAGGATTGCCATTTACACCTGACTTAGTGAGTTTAGCATTATGTTCTAACATAGCTATTACTAATTCAGATGCTAATTCTTTATTTGACTTTTCCATACTTATCACCTCCTTAGGTTGATAACAACATTATACACGAAAGGAGCATAAATATTATGCAAGAATTACAAACATTTTGTTTCCAATAAAAAAACACATGCTTTGTCGTGGAAAGCATGTGCTACGGAAATTTTGTTTGATTCTAGTCGCCACGACTAACAGCTCAAGTTTTGCTGGTATCGTCCCCAGCCCTGTAATGAGCTTAGGTGTTCAATCAAAGTCTAGCGTCCTATAAGTTACTACCTTACAGTACGCATACCTTTTTAACGCCTCAGTTGGCGATGGAGCACAACAAACGATGCTCTGAATTTAGATTTACTTATCTATAGAACCACAGGGTGATTTAAAACCTCGCATAAGCAAGGCCATCACCTCCCAGTTTATGTGGGGTTGAGATAAGTATATAACGAAATTCCGTTACAAGCAATAAGGAGTGGTAAGATGCTGAACTTAAAAGAATTGAGAGAAGAAAAGGGGATAACACGCTATCAACTAGCGAAGCTAACAGAATTACAAAACTCGACAATTCGATCTATCGAAACAGAAGTTAAAAACCCCGGTTTCCTCACAGTAAAAAAAATATGCGATGCACTACAAATTGATATCGCTAATGTAAAGGAGAAATAAAATGCAAGCATTACAAACAAAATCGAACATCGGCGAAATGTTCAACATACAAGAAAAAGAAAATGGAGAAATCGCAATCAGCGGTCGAGAACTTCATCAAGCATTAGAGGTTAAGACTCCATACAAAAAATGGTTTGAAAGAATGAGTGATTACGGATTTGAAGAAAATATCGATTATATAGTCACGGACATTTTTGTCCATAACCCACTAGGAGGTCGTCAGAATCAAACTGACCACGCACTCACACTAGACACTGCAAAAGAGATTGCAATGATTCAACGTAGTGAACCTGGCAAACGTGCAAGACAATACTTCATCCAAGTTGAAAAAGCATGGAATAGCCCAGAAATGATTATGCAACGTGCTTTAAAAATTGCTAACAACACAATCAATCAATTAGAAACAAAGATTGAACGTGATAAACCAAAAATTGTATTTGCAGATGCAGTAGCTACTACTAAGACATCAATTTTAGTTGGAGAGTTAGCAAAGATCATTAAACAAAACGGTATAAACATCGGGCAACGCAGATTGTTTGAGTGGTTACGTCAAAACGGATTCCTTATTAAACGCAAGGGTGTGGATTATAACATGCCTACACAGTATTCAATGGAACGTGAGTTATTCGAAATTAAAGAAACATCAATCACACATTCGGACGGTCACACATCAATTAGTAAGACGCCAAAAGTAACAGGCAAAGGACAACAATACTTTGTTAATAAGTTTTTAGGAGAAAAATAAAAATCTTAATAGGAGGAATTATCAATGAACACACTATACAAAACAACCCTCCTCATCACAATGGCAGTTGTGACGTGGAAGGTTGTAAAGATTGAGAAAAACACAAGATTTAAACTTAGAAATTTTGATTATCCAAAAATTAATAATGCTCAGAGCAAATCATTGTTGGATATTGCTAGTCACGATCTAAAAGATATTTAACTGTATTCAAAATTTTCATATCTTGTTGAGCTTTTAAGCTTTCGTATAAAGCTATTGAATAAATAATTTCGTAAGATACGTTTTCAGGAGCATCTTCTTTCAACTTATTTATTCTATCTCTAAAAAAGTCACTGTCACCACCGAATTCTTTTTCGGCTTGATTACTAAGTTCACCAAAGAAATTTTGAAAATCATTAAATTCCATACTTATCACCTCCTTTCACTAGGAGATAACTAAATTATACACAACACAAAAATAAAAAGGAGGAATAGATATGATAAAAAATAGTTTGCAAGCTAAAGAACTTGCAGTAATTTTATCTGTTTCTAAATCCAAAGCAGGACAAATAATAAGAGAACTGAATAAAGAGCTTGAAGACGAAGGTTACATTGCGATTCGAGGCAGAATACCAGTCCAATTAGCTAGAGAAAAATTCCCTTATCACGGCTTGTCAGACGAGAGAATAATGGAGGCGTTGAAAAAAGAAAATGAGTAACATTTATAAAAGCTATCTATTAGCAGTATTATGCTTCACAGTCTTAGCAATTGTACTCATGCCGTTTCTATACTTCACTACAGCGTGGTCAATTGCGGGATTCGCAAGTATTGCAACTTTCATATTCTATAAAGAATACTTTTATGAAGAATAAAAAACTGCTACTTGCGCCAACAAGTAACAGAGACAAACGATTAGCAAAATTAATTCACGTTCAATATAAAACGAAAAACGGAGGAAGTCAAGATGTATTACGAAATAGGCGATGTATGTCAGAAGGTAATTAATGTAGACGGATTTGATTTTAAATTAGCAGTTAAGAAGAAGGACCACAGCATTCTGGTGAATATCTTAGATTTAGAAGATAAGTTTATCGACGGCATAAACATAACTAATGAGAACGATCTATACACAGCATTAGACATATTAAATCAATCTATTTACGAATGGATTGAAGAAAACGCAGATGATTATGACAGACTAATTAACTTAGTCATGAAATGGTAGGAGGTATGAAAAGTGAATGATTTACAAGAGAGAGAACTAGAAACATTTGAACAAGACGACCGATTCAAAGTAACAGACTTAGACAGTGCTAACTGGGTCTTTAAGAAACTGGATGCAATCACAACTAAAGAGAATGAAATCAACGATTTAGCAAATAAAGAAATTGAACGCATAAACGAATGGAAAGATAAAGAAGTAGAAAAATTACAGAGTGGCAAAGAATATTTACAAAGCCTTGTAATTGAATATTACAGAATACAAAAAGAACAAGATAGCAAATTCAAGTTGAATACACCTTACGGAAAAGTGACAGCCAGAAAAGGTTCAAAAGTCATTCAAGTTAGCAATGAGCAAGAAGTTATTAAACAACTTGAGCAACGAGGTTTTGACAACTATGTAAAGGTAACTAAAAAACTTAGCCAATCAGACATTAAGAAAGATTTCAATGTAACTGAAAACGGCACTTTAATTGACGCAAACGGCGAAGTTTTAGAGGGTGCTAGCATTGTTGAGAAACCAACGTCATACACGGTAAAGGTGGGAGAATAGATGGCCGAACAACTTAATTTGTACCAAAAAATAGCAGATGTTAAAGCGAATATTGCGGGCTTCACAAAAGATACTAAGGGTTATAACTTCTCGTATGTTTCAGGATCTCAAATATTACACAGAATAAGAGAAAAGATGATTGAACATAATTTATTGTTAGTCCCCAATACGTCAAATGAAAATTGGACGACACATACTTTTAAAAACAAAAAAGGTCAAGAAGTGACAGAATTCATAGTTGAAATGGATTTGAATTATACATGGATTAATGCTGATAAACCAGAAGAACAGTATGAAGTAAGTTATCACGCTTACGGTCAACAAAATGATATTTCACAAGCACATGGCACAGCGTTAACTTATGCTGAACGCTATTTCTTAATGAAGTTCTTTAACATTCCAACTGATGAAGATGACGCAGACGCAAAACAAAAACAAGATAAATATTCAACAGTAAGTCAAGAATTTAAAGACATACTAACTAAAGAAGTTAATGATTTTATAGCCATAGCTAAAGAAAGTGGATTCGCGGAAAAATACCAGGAACAAATTAACAAATTAGAAAAAATGAACGTCGAAGCACTGAATAAAAACCAAATCAATGTAACCAGACAACAGATAAAAAAATGGCTTGGAGGAATTGAACAATGAATACAGTAAATTTAATTGGGAACCTAGTGGCAGATCCAGAGTTAAAAGGTCAAAACAACAACGTAGTTAACTTTGTAATCGCAGTACAGAGACCATTCAAAAACAAACAAACTAACGAATATGAAACAGACTTCATTCGTTGTGTTGCATTTGGTAAGACTGCTGAAATCATCGCTAATAACTTTAATAAAGGTAATAAAATTGGCGTTACTGGTTCAATACAAACCGGTAGTTATGAAAATAATCAAGGACAGAAAGTGTTTACTACAGACATCGCAGTCAACAATATAACTTTCGTTGAACGTAAAAACAACGGTCAATCTAACAACCAACAACAGCATAATTCATATAACGCACCACAGAATAGACAGCAATCAAATAATCCATTTGCTAATGCTAATGGTCCTATAGAAATCTCTGACGATGATTTACCTTTCTAGGACGTGATTAAATGGCTCAAATCAAAAACTATATCACTCAAGATGACGGCACAACAACAGTCGTTATCGAGGGTGCCGAGCTAGGAGACAAAGAAACATTATTA